ATTAGTGGCGCCACCCATTGACCTGTAATCGTTAAATCTAGCGATTATTGGCTTTCTACCTGTATCTTTACTTACCACCCAGTAAAGCCCTTTTGAATCCGTGGGTCGTGCATCCTCAACGTGAATCCACTTATTAATACTCATTTATCTCTCGCTTACATGTTGTCGTTGTCAGCAAAATATAACAACTCGTGCAAACGGAAAATTACAGCTTGTTCCAAGCTAAACGTAATTTCCGCTTAACAGTGAGGGGTTATGTTACTAAGCCAAGTTCGGCGCTTTTAACCCATTTACCGCTTTCTTTTTAAGTTCTGGCGCGATAGTGGGGCGTCCAGCCCCTGCGCGCTTACCGCCGGGCATTAATAACTAACCTTGCCAGCATCGAGAATATTCACTAATGTATTTAAGCTATTACTACCTTGTTTTGACTCAATAAAAGTTTCTGCCTTTCCTAAATTATCAAAACATAAATTTGTTCTTTTCGGGAGTTGTGTGCAATTCTTATCAAACTTTATTGATGCTGTACCGTTTTTGTTTTCGTACAAATCAGCACCTAAACCGTTAAACCTAACCTTCCCTATACTTCTAATAAGTGTACTCATAATAAATTCCTTATTTGTTTAGTTGATTGTTTACGCTTCTGCTTGCGTTGCTGTTTGCTGTGATAAGAGCTAGCAATTTCGCTTTAGTGACTTTAGTAGAAAATAATTCATTCCCCATCTTAACTACTGCTAAAGATTCTGTAACGTCAATATCGTTACCGTGTTTACGTTTTGCTTTAGATAACAAATCGGCTAATTTTAATTTGCTGTCTGCATGCTTTTCTGTAACTTCTTTTTTTGCTGCTTTAGAGTTTTTAACGCAAACATTACATAATTCTGACTTTTCGTTGTAGTGAGTGTTTCCGCAGATTTCACAAATAAACATAATCTTTACTCTTTCAGTGGTTCGGTGTATTCCTAACCTTTGAATATAGTATAGACACTAATCATATTAAAGTAAATACCTAAATCAACATAAAGCGAAAATAACTTGATCTAAATCAATTTTAGTGGTGGTAACATAACAACGCCAAATAACGCTGATTGTCTACTGTTCGCTACGCTCGGTAGCCAACAGGTTTTTGCAAAGGTTAGCGAGATTTAATTAATATCGCCATGTACTGTCGTAACCTTGCCTAATATTTTTCTAGCTGTAACATCGCCGTTGGTGGTCTTAACATCACCAGCAACATCGTCACAAGTTACCTTTCCGTTGATGGTTCTTACGCTACCAACATTATTGGCCTTAACATTGCCGTTGATATTTTCTAGTGCTTCAACGTCACCATGCACAGTTACAGTGATATCACCAACAAGTTCGCCATCTTGCACAACACCATCAACGGTAACTTTGTTTCCATTAATTCGAATGTTGCTGCCTGAAAATAATTTCCCGTCAATTACACACTTTCCGTTTTTCATCGTTAAATTCATTAGTTGCTTCCTCTGGGTTTAGTGTTGTTAAATCTCGCTAACAACTATTTAAAACGGACACATAAAGCTTGCTGTGTCTCGTTCCTCGTCATTTTAGCAGGCTTTATTTAGCCGCTTAAATTCAATGGTTAGCTGTCTAGTTGTAATCTCAACTTTTCAGCACATCCCAACAAAATCACATCAAATCTAACAGGATACCTTTCTTTCATATCAACTAATGTTGATCGTGATGTTTCGCTTAACTCGATAACTTGAGTTAAGCTTTTAAATCCTGCTGCTTTTGCTTTTTGTGATGCCGTCATATTTACCTTAAGATTTTATTGATAGTGGTTTTATGATTGTCATACATTTCTAGATTGCTATAACCGCTCTTACCAAGAGCTTGACATTTTGCGTGGTACGCATCTATAGCCGTAACTTTTATTTTAAAATCAGGTTTAAAAAAATAAACAATATTTACATCGAATTCGATTTTACCCTCAAATAGATCTACCTGCTTAGTCATTTTGCTCTACCTCTCAACTAAAAAAATTAATCATTGGTTCTGCTTTTTCAGCAAACAATCTAGCCTGCTTTAAATCAAAACTATCATACTTATCTTTATCAATATCCAATGAGATCCCCCACCCATAAGAATTACGCAAAAGAAAAGTAATCGTATATCTATTTTTTTTAGTATGCTTTTCTTTTGTAATGTCAGCACGAACCTGCCCCGAATCAAATTTAAACTTTTTCATTACCTTAATTCCATTAAATCAATATAGTCATTACCTTCCATACAAAACCCAGCGTCAACAATCATTTTATCCCATAATTCAGCGCTAAAATAATGAACTGCATCATTCATCCACTCACGACAATCATCAATAGTGTTATAGGCATTTTTTACGCCTGTTATATACTTCGGCATATCATCGTAAGGGTAGTTGTCGTACTTGCTTATGTACTCAGACGCTAGTAATTCTCTATCATGCCTGACTTTTAACATGTTAGTTACTTGCTTAATTGATTTAGTGGTTAAAAATTCAGCTAAGTTATAAGTTATGATATTTATCTCGGTTGGTTCAGTTGATAAATACAGTATTACACGTATCTCGCGATAAATAAAGCAAACATAACGTATATCGTGAAATAAACAAGAAGCCAGCTAACAACAGGCTAAATAGTGACTGCTAACAGTCTGTTGTTTATTAGTTTAAGTGCTGGTGTTAGCAGCACATTAGCTTCAGGTTATGTGGCATGCGCTTCAATTGCTAAATTGTAAGCTACAAGGCTATGCCCTTCTATTTCTTTTGATATTGTTTCGTGTTCTCTGAAATATCTTTCAGCTTTTGCTTTTAGTGAAAACTCGTCATCACATTCTTCAACAGCAACAAGGCAAGCTCTCACTTTTTGCTTTAGCCCGTCAGCATCACTCAAATTGTATAGTAGCGCGCAAGCACACATAACAACTGGCTCAACGTGACCGCTACAGTCTGCTGTTTTTGTTAGGTTTTCTTCTTTTTCATTTGCGCGTGTTGCCATTGTGTTTTTCTCCGTTAGCCTCAGCTCGTAATGGTTCCCTGTGGTGATGGTTGTTAATTGATATAAAATTTTGCCTACTCCTCATCATGATGTAAAAACGCCATAGGGTCACGAGTGATTTTTAATTGGACTTGAAACTCTTCATTCCCGGACAGTAAACGGCCGAGTGAGATCTCATTATCTATATAGTCTCCGTCCAACATTTCAGCGATGAGTTCTTCTATTTCAAAGACCGCGTTCCCCGCGACCTCTCTCGCCCCGCTCATGATCGCGCCCGTGAGTACGACATCACAAAGATGTGTAGGTCCACCCACCCCACGGCAACCACGTACGCCGCGGCGGGGACAACGCCCTTGGCCACCCCAAAGGACTCGATGTTCGTCCCGATACACTCATACGCCGCACCAGTTTCGTCTAGCGTTACGGGGAACCTGTTCCCCCCCTTTCTGTATTTGGTTAAGGGTTATCATCAATTAGCACCGACTTGGTTTGTTAGTTCTTAGGGTTAGTGTGGGCGTTATTTACCACCACGTCAACAACAACCGACAAGTATCTTTGTTTTTTTATCGTCTCGGGGGTATACTCCTTTTAATTGTATTATTTATTTTTACACACCACGAGGCGCGTCATGTAATGGACTCAACTTTTATTCAAGGCCGCATTGATGCCACAAAGTTGCAGATAGTCGCGCTCGAGGATGCACTCCTTGACCTCGCGAGCGGTGTGATCTTGTCGTACACGTTCGACACAGGGCAGACGCGGCAGACCGTGACAAAGAACGACGTCTCAAGCATCAACCGTGTGATCAATTCCCTGTATAACCGATGCGCCACGCTCGACGCGAGACTCAATGGTGCGGGTGTGATCGGGAGGCCTTGCTGGTGAGTATGCGCAGTGCGGTATCAAATTTTTTAAAAGGGTTCTCCGAGGGCTCCGCGGGCCACGAAGTGGTCAGCGTCGACGACCTCGACCCTTTTGCGCAAGGCTACATCCAAGCGCCTGCGGCCAATACCCTTCTTGACGGCGACAAGTTCCCCGGCGGGTTTGGAATAACTCAGCTACAACAAGCGGACTATTGGACGCTACGCGCCCGCTCATCACAACTATTTAACGACAACCTTTACGCTCGCGGGCTCATCCGCCGACTCATCACAAACGAAATAAACACCGGGCTGACCCCCGAGCTGTGCCCAGACGAGGAGATCCTCGGACTCGAGGAGGACAGCCTCGCGGACTGGACGGAGACCGTCGAGAACCGCTTCGCCATTTGGGGCAAAAACCCACGGGTCTGCGACTGGAAAGGTGAGAGCACCTTGGGAGCACTCCAACAGACTGCACGGAGAGAGGCCCTAGTCGAGGGGGATGTGTTAGTCGTCTTAAGACAATCACAGGTCACAAAACTGCCACAAGTCCAGCTCGTTAGGGGTGGCGCGGTCAGAACGCCGCTTGCGAGTGAGAGCTCCCTGCGCAAAGGCCACACAGTCACCCATGGCGTGGAGAAAGACTCGCGCGGTCGTGTTGTTGCGTATTGGACTGACCAAGAGAAGGGCGGATCGAAAAGAATTCCAGCGTTCGGAGAGAAGTCGGGGCGCCGCATTGCGTGGCTCGTCTTTGGCACGGACAAAAGGCTCGACGACGTTCGCGGCCAGCCGTTGCTCTCGATCATATTACAATCTTTAAAAGAAGTTGACAGGTATCGCGATTCGATACAGCGTAAAGCCGTCTTGAACTCTATTCTCGCCATGTTCGTCAAGAAAACCGAGGACAAGATGGGGACCCTCCCGATGACGGGGGGCGCGAAGCGGGTTGACAAGGCGCAAGCTACGGATAGTGACGGGAAAACGCGCAAGTTTGACATAGCGAACCAGATCCCCGGCATTGTCATGCAAGAGTTGCAAACCGGCGAGGAGCCCGTGGCGTTTGGCAACCAAGGCACGGACGAGAAGTTCGGAGACTTTGAAGCGGCACTCATGTCCGCGATAGCGTGGGCAAATGAGATGCCCCCCGAGATCTTACAGCTCGCATTTTCTAACAATTACAGCGCGAGCCAAGCAGCGATCAACGAATTTAAAATATATTTAAACAAATTTTGGGGCGAATGGGGCGACACGTTCTGCGCACCCATCCAAGTGGAATGGCTTCTCAGTGAAGTCCTGACCCAACGAATTGAAGCACCCGGACTCCTTGAGGCGTGGCGCGACCCACAGCAATATGACAAGTTTGGCGCGTGGACCGCGGCGGACTGGTACGGCTCGATCAAACCGTCGACCGATATGGCCAAGGCGATCAAGGGTAGCAAAGGCTTGATTGAAGAGGGATTAACGACCCGAGCGAGAGAAGCGCGACAGCTTACCGGGACGAAATTCAGTAAAAACATTAAGCGGTTAACCCGCGAAAACCAACTAGCGGCGGAAGCAGCAAGGCCCTTGCTCGAGTTACAAAAAGAATTCGGGGAGCAAACCGCAAGCAAAGCAATTAACGCATTAGAAGAAGTCGGCGACAGCATTGTCGCGGCTGTCGAGGAGGTAATGGAAAATGAGTAGAGGCCCTTTTATTAAAGACTCACACTTGGGTGTCGCGATAGCCCTAGGCGGGGTCACGAACTTTTCGACACGCAATGTGTTCGGAGGGCGGGTAAATCTCCCCTCCTTGGCGGAGGTGGATGTGGTCCCCTTCGCGGACGCATACGTGTTCCCCCCAGACGGGGGGGAGGAGATGCAAGTGGTCAGCAGCGACGCGGGGAATGACAGCACGCTCGCGGTCACGGGGCTCGGAGCGGAGGGGGAGTACAGAAGCGAGGAGGTGGCAATCAATGGCGCAGTCACGATCCCCCTATCTGGCTTGTGGTCGAGAATAAATGGCATTGTAACGAGTGGGGGGGAAGAGCTAGTCCCCCTCTCCATCTCGGTCACTGGCCCCGGGGCGGCGGTCACGTACGCGGTGCTACAAGCATCTCAGACAGACAACAACTCAGTCTTCACGATACCCGCTGGCAAAAAAGGCCTAGTACTGTCTTTTGTCCCGACGATGACAAAGAGCGGGGGGTCAGACGTAGGGGTCTTGGCAAGAGTTAAAGTAAGACGTCGCGGGGGTGTGTTTGTCACTCCTTTCGCGCTGGGAATGCAGCGGTCGGGGAATACAGCCCCTAGTTTTGACAACGTGCTGCCGGACATGATACCCCCGCTCACAGATATAAAGATCACCGCGGAGGCGGACTCGGCGTCTACGTCGGTTGGCGTTAGGTATTCACTGTTGCTCGTGGAGGGCTGATCATGGAAATTTGGTTTTTAACAGCAGAAGTTCGCAAAGCCCTAGCACAGGCTCGCGCGTCGGGGGTCCTCCCCTCCGCGGAGCAACTAGAGGCATACACGTCCATGGTTCTCGCGGCGGACACCTCTCGGGTGCTCTCCATTGCTGGAGGTAACGCGGAGATCCACATCAAAGGTGTGCTCACAAACGCACCAGACTGGATGGCGGCATTCTTTGGTGGTGGGAACACTACGTACCCAGAGATTATCTCAGCTGTTGCCGAAGCGGACGCGAACCCAGAAGTTGAAGAAACAATCCTGCGCTTTGACAGCGGAGGAGGCTCGGTCTTCGGTATGTTCGAAGCAATCGACGCGATAAGGGCAGCTAAAAAGCCAGTTAAGGCAATTATCGGCACGATGGCAGCTTCGGCGGCCTTTGCCCTTGCGGCAGCGGCAGACGAGAGGGTGGCGTCAAGTCGCGCGAGTGTCACCGGAAGCATAGGCACTGCGGCGGACATACGCCTTCGAGAGGATGTCGTCACCCTATCAAGCACTGAGGCCCCGAACAAGCGGCCAGATGTGACCACAGAAGCGGGAAAGGCGGTCATAGTCGCCGGGCTCGACACGTGGCACGCGCTGTTTGTGGAGTCCATTGCGGAAGACCTAGGAACAACAGTTAAAAAAGTTAACGCAGACTTTGGTCGAGGCGCAGCAGTCTTGGCCGAGGACGCTTTAAAAAGAGGTATGATTGACAGCATAGCCACTACGCGGTTAGAATCAGTTAAGAGTACTAAATCCACTACCGCCTCGAGCGGGAATTCAGAGGTCCAAAACATGGATATCCAAGAATTAAAGGCCAAGCACCCCGCACTATACCAGGCGGCGGTCGACGAAGGCAAAACAATTGGCGCGACTGCGGAACGTGATCGCGTGGGGGCTCATTTACAGATGGGCACGTCCTGCCATGACATGAAAACGGCACTTGAGGCGGTTGCGGACGGTTCGGAAATGACCGCGACGCTAACGGCTAAATATTTGTGTGCTGGCCGAAACCATCAAGATATCGGCAACCGTCAGGGCGACGACGAAGCAGCTGCGGCCGCCAACAATGCGCAAGGCCAAGACAATGTCGAAGCTGGAGCAGATGTTGCGGCACTTGTTGAAGCGGCCACAGGAATGGGAGCGCAAGCGTAATGCCAAACATTACAATAACAAACAACGACCTCGGGAGCGTTATTCTCGAAGAGGGCAAGTTCAGAGATGACCTTTTGACCTTTGGCGGTGCGGGCACAGTGCTGGAAGGCACGATCCTCGCGCGTAAAGCGGTGGCGGATGCGGTAACAGCCTCGGCAGTCACAGGCACCGGCGACGGCACGGTGACGCTGGCGACAGTTGCGGCGGGACAAGTTGTTCCAATCGTTGGGGCTTACGTCCTAACGGTTATCACAGCAGTGGCGAACGGTGGCGTGCTAGAGTTAAAAGATCCGAACGGGGCACTCGTTGCCACCAACCTGATCATGACTGTGGGCGCGGGAGCTGCGACAGTTTTCGAAACTGCAGGTTTACAATTTACCGTGACCGATGCGGCAACGGACTTCGTTGTCGGCGACTTCTTCACGTTAACCGTAGCGGCTGACGGGAACCTAGTTCCTTTCGCAATCGCGGGGGCTGGTGGGGCACAAGTGCCTAAAGCCGTGCTAACATACGATGTGGCGGCAACGGGTGCGGGCGACGTAGCAATCCGGGACATGATCTCGGGTTCGGTTCGAGCGCCTCGCTTAATCATCGACGCAGATGGGGATAATTCCAACATCGACGACGCAATCCTTGACCAGCTTCGTGACTACTCGTTAGTTTCGATTGAAGTTCAAGAACTAAACATCCTAGACAACCAATAAGGGGAGCACCATGTCGGGTACAGTAACTAAACGTATGCTACGAGTATACGAACAAATGGCGGCGACAACGATGTTCCTCACGGGACTGTTTCAAAGCCCTCCGGAGAACTTCTATACTTCGGAAACCGTGGAGATCGACATTATTCGCAGCGACGAAGACATCGCGATCGCGGTCACGGATCTAACCACTGGGTATCGAATGAACTCAGAGGACCTGTATACAAACAAGGAGTTTAAAGCTCCAATCTTTAAAGAAGCGATCGCCCTGAACGCGACGGACCTAATTAAACGCATGGCGGGGGACGACCCCTTCAAGTCTCCGGACTTCCGTGCGAACTTAGTGGTCCGAATGTTCCGTGGGATGGTTAAAGTCGAACGCAAAATCCGCAGAGCACTTGAGCAGCAAGCCTCGCAAGTTTTGCAGACTGGGGTCATAACTCTGACTGACATCAACGGCGCAGCGATCTACTCGCTGGACTTCAAACCTAAGGCGACCCACTTCCCAACTGCGGGCACCGCATGGGGACAAGTAGGCGCGACACCTCTTGATGACGTCAATGCGCTGGCGCAAGTCATTCGCGATGATGGTCTGGAAGACCCAGACGAGCTCTTGATGGGGATCGACGCATACCGAGAGTTTATCGCGGATGCGGAAGTCATCAAAGTGTATGAGACTCGACGCATTGACCAAGGCACGATCGCACCGATGCAGAAACGCGGCAACGGCGGCACGTATCGGGGAACTGTGGAGATCGGGGCATACCGCTACGACATTTGGACGTATGGCGGTCAGTACAAAGACCCTCAAACCGGAAACAAAGTGCAGTTTATTGACCCGAACAAAGTTGTTGTTCGCTCAAGCACGGGCAGAATGGATGCAACGTTCGGCGCGATCCCTAACATTGGCAAGTTGTTAAACTCTCAAGCGTCGCAGATGCTTCCCGAATTACCAAACCGTTTGGCTAACGGTGCGGGCGGCATGGACTTACACACTAACGTGTGGATGTCTAACGATGGCGAGCAGTTGTGGGGCGGCGTAGGCTCTCGACCGTTGTTGATCCCAACCGCGATCGACACTTACGGCTGTTTAACAGCAGTCTTTTAAAACGAAGGGGGTGCGACTTTGTCCACCCCTAACATAATTTATTAGGGCGGAGAAAACCATGGCTACAAATAAAGTTTTAATTGCACAAGCGATCGCAATTGCAATGGCGGCGGACCTCGACCTCGCGGAAGGTGAGGCAGAACTGAACAAGATGAACAACGCAGAGCTTGCGAAAGTCGTCAAGGATATGAAAAAGAGCCATCCAGACGCGGCGGCCAAAGTGGCGGAAGATGAGCGCCTCGCTGCGAAAGAGCTGGCGGACGCTAAAAAAGCAAAAGCAAAAGCAAAGGCGGCGGAGGCAAAGCCCCCGTACTATCTCGCGGACGGAAAATCGATCACTACCAAGCGCGGGCTACTCGGGCCGGGCAGAGAGATCAAAGCGGAAGACTTAGCGGGCGGACAGAAAGCTCTCGACGGCTTCGTAAAAACAAAACATGTGATCAAGTCCTAAAATGGCAGGGCTAAGAGCACAGGCCGAAGCGGACCTCGGGCGCATCCTAGAAGATGCGACCAATGGGTTCGGTTGGCCGATTACAGTGACAGACCCCTCGGGGTTGGTCGGACATTTAACGGGTTTCTCTACGGACATATCTTTGATGATAGATCCAGAAACAGGGCAAGCCGTTAGCGGTCGGACAGCGTCAGCAACAATCCGGATCGCGTCGCTGACAAGTAAAGGTCTCGGGGTCCCGCAGGGGGTCTCGGACGGCGCAGTCAAACCGTGGCTTGTACAATTTGACGACATCAATGGCGTGCCTTACACATTTAAAGTGAAAGAATCCATACCTGACCGAGCGATCGGTTGCGTGTCGTGCATATTGGAGTTTTACAAATAATGCCTATTCAAACGCTGATCGACAAACAAGACAATTTTGAGATCATCCGGGACCAGATCGCGGCGATACTCGTCCTCGAGTCAACAAGTCAACAAGCCCTCGCGGTTCTGGCAGCGAAGGACCCAGACGACTGGAAGCTCCGAGTTTTCACCGAGAGAGCGAACCCGTGGGAACTATTTCAGGACGACGGCGCAGAACAAACACCAATTATAAATATCTGGTATGGCAGCTCAAATTTTGATAAAGCCTCCTCGAACAAGATGGAAAGGCAGCACTCGAGCAGCGTGTACAACATCGACATCTATGCGCTAGGGATAAGCAGCGACATCCCCGCCGGCGGGCACGTACCTGGAGACGAGGACGCGGCCCTTCGCGTGCAAGCGGCGATCCGCTTAGTAAGAAACATCTTAATGGCCTCCACGTACACGTATCTCGGGCTACAGGGCTTAGTGTGGGGACGGTGGCCGCAATCGATCAACGTGTTTCAGCCGCAGGTCGAAGGCCGACAGGCACAGCAAGTTATCGGAGGGCGCATTGCGCTAACCGTCGACTTTAATGAATTTTCACCGCAATACGTTCCGGAGACTTTGGAGCTTGTGGCGATTGATGTCAAACGGGCCGAAGATGGCGAGATCGTCCTCGAGGCTGACTATGATTACCCACTATAAGGAAACTGCCTCATGCCTATAAGCACCGCAGTCGACCCCTCAGCAGTTGCTCGAGTCGTCGGAATAAAAACAGCATTTAAAGACCTGCGAGGTGGCGGTATCTTGTTTTTACCCCAGCGCGTAGCGGTAGTGGGGCAAGGTAGCACCACCTCCACCTATCCAACAGTTAAAGCGCAGGTAACCAGCGCACTAGAAGTCGCGCAGACGTATGGCTTCGGGTCCCCTTTACACTTGGCAGTGCTACAACTTTTACCGGTTAACGGTGACGGCGTCGGCACAATACCGGTGACAGTGTACCCGCTAGTCGATGACGGCAGTGGCGCCGTATCTTCGGGAGACATCACGCCGGGCGGTTCTCAAACCGAAGCGGCGAGTTATCGCGTAGTCATTAACGAGATCCCGTCGGAGGCCTTCGTGATCAGCGCAGGCGACACCGTCGCGGACATCGTCACCGCCATGACGGCGGCCGTTAATGCAGTGCTTGAGATGCCCGTGATTGCGGTTGACGCAACGCCAGGCACATCCACCACGGTGGACATAACATCTAAATGGAAAGGCACGAGCGCGAACGACATCGTGTTGACCGTTGTGGGGTCAACCACTGCGGGCACGACGTTCGCATTCACACAACCGACGGGCGGACTAGTCAACCCGGATGTAGACGACGCACTCTCGCAAGTGGGCAATGTGTGGGAGACCATGATGCTCAATTGTATGGACGTCGCAGACACCGCATCGTTAACAAAATATACAACTTTCGGTGAGGGCCGGTGGGGCGCATTGACGCGCAAGCCGCTAGTCGTATTCACAGGCACCACGGAAGTGAGTCCGCAAACTGCGATTGTGATCCCCGAGACTCGCAAGACTGATAAAATCAACTCCCAGCTAGTTGCGCCAGGTAGTGACGAGTTGCCGCTAGTAGTTGCAGCACGTCAACTCGCGCGCATCGTTAAAGTCGCAAACAACAACCCGCCGCAGGACTACGGCAGCCGAGATGCTAGTGGCTTAGTGCCCGGCACGGACGGCGAGCAATGGGACTACACCCAGCGAGACCTTGCAGTTAAAGGCGGCAGCTCAACAACCGAAGTGAAAGACGGCGTGATCAACATCTCTGACGTTGTGACGTACTATCACCCAACGGGCGACCCAATACCCGCTTACCGTTTTGTTGTAGACATTGTTAAGCTGCAAAACATTCTATTTAATTTGGACTTAATTTTTGCTACGGAGGAGTGGGATGGCGCGCCGTTGATACCTAACGACCAGCCAACATCTAACCGCTCGGCCAAGAAGCCTAAGACGGCAGTGACGGCAGTGGCTTCGATGCTTGACAGTTTGGGACTAAACGCTATCATTAGCGACCCAGAGTCGGCAAAGGCTAACACATTCGCAGAGATTGACAGTGGCAACCCCAAGCGGTTGAACGTCACAACGACGGTACAGCTAGCGGGCAATGCGAACATAATCTCGGTCGATCTAAATTTCGGCTTCTTTTTCGGCACGTCGACGGTAGTCGCATAATCTAGGAGAACACCATGGGCGCAACAGGCGGTTCCATCGAATCACTAACACTAGCAGGCCGTGAGTTCCCGGCAGCGGCGGACGTAGATGTCCAGCGCAAACTGGGGGGCTTTGAAAACGAGGTCCAGCCGAATGGCGACGGCACAACCCGAACCATTAAAACGCGCGTCCCTTGGTCCCTAAGCGGGGCACAAGTCGAGATAGACGACGACCGAGGCGACCAAGAGTTCCTGCAGGACTTAACGGACCGAAAAGAGGACTTCCCCTGCTCTGCCACGTACGTCTCAGGTGCGGTGTACCAAGGCACGGGGCAGATCGTAGGCGAGAACCCAGCCAGCAGCCAGAGCGCCACCGCGGCGATCGACCTAATGGGGCCGGGCAAACTTACCAAACAATAAATTAATGGCATAGGGCTTTTTGTTGCGCGTGTGCTCTATCACATTCCCGGCTAGCGCTGGGGCGCAGCACCCAATTTTTGCATAGGGCAATATTATGAAAGAATCACCAGTAGAAAGGGAAGTAGCCGAGTCGGAATTCGACCGATTTGTCGAGGCGATGGACTTAGACCTTGACGAGGCAGCCATGGACGCCGAGGACTTAACCGCTTTCAACAAGCAAAAAAGCCGACTAGTTCTCGCAGTAGAAAGGGGCCACCTTGTTTTTAATGAGACAGGTGAAGCTATTTACACCCCCTTCAACCCACGATCTAAACATAAAGAAGCGATCACTTTCCACGAGCGTTCCGGCGCCTCACTAATGGCGATGGACGGTAAGAAGAAGAACCACGAGGTCGCCAAGACGTACGCGGTCCTCGCGGACATGTGCAAAGTTCACCAGAGCGTTTTTGCCAACCTTATCGGCACGGATGTGAAAGTGTGCGAGGCACTCTTTGCGCTTTTAATGGATTAGTCCGGGCGCAACTAGTGAGACACGGGCAGGACGCGAAGCTGCCGAAAGGTGAGCACACCTTCCGCCCCGTGTATACCGAAATGCTTTGGCAAGTTTGCCGCGACTACTCAGGACTCCCGGACGTCCGAGGACTGAAAGCACACGAGATATTATTTTTTTATAACGGTTTGCGTGCGGAGTTAATCGCGCACTCGACACCAAAGTAGGGGACATCAATGGCGGGTCGTTTCTCAGTTGAGGCAGTCTTTAAAGCGGTGGATCGCATCACCGCACCAGTCACCCGAATGCAGAACCGTGTGGGCAAATTTACTCGCAGCGTGGAAGCGGGCCTCCGCCGAGCTAATCGGGCGATGGGCAAGTTTACAGCGGGGATCAAAAAAGGCGCACGGGTAGCCGCGGCGTCCTTTGTAATAGCTGCCGCAGCCATGACCCCCGTAGTAACCGCGGGCGCCGCCTTTGAACAGGCGATCACAGATGTGGGTGCCGTGTCCCTGCAAACCCGTAAAGACATATTTCTCCTCGAGGAACAAGCCCTCTCGTTAGGCCGATCAACTAAATTTACAGCTACGCAAGCCGCCAACGCCATGGAAGTGTTAGCGCGTGCGGGCTTTAGCGTTAACGACATATTGAAGGCAACACCCGCGGTCCTGAGCGCCGCAGCAGCCTCGGGCCTAGAGATCGCCGAAGTCGCGAACCATGTGTCCAATGTTCTCAAGGGCATGGGGCTCGCCACGTCCGACGCGGCCAGGGTCGCGGATGTGTTGGCACTGGCATCCTCCCGAACAAACTCCTCGATCGGTTCGCTGGGCGAATCAATGAAGAACGTCGCATCCACCGCGCGATCGCTAAACGTGCCGCTTGAACAAGTGGTCGCCTCGGTCGCGTTGCTGCAAGACGTTGGCCTCGACGCATCTGTCGCGGGCTCCGCACTCAATACGATGCTGACCAAGATGGCCGCGCCCACCGTTGCAATGCAACGAAAAATGCGCCGCTTTGGCATCTCGTTTAAAGACGCAAAGGGGGACATGCTCCCCTTGGCCAAAGTGTTAGAGAACCTTTCCATCGCTTCCAAGAAAGCGGGCGGTAATTTTGACAAGGTCGCATTCCTTGCGGAACTCGTTGGGCTACGTGGCCAGAAAGCCGCGTCCAACTTGGCCGTGCTATTTGAGACGGGCAAACTAGAAAAATTAGTAAAAGAGTTAGACAAGGCCAAAGGCGTGGCGGACAAAATGGCCGCGTTACGCATGGACACATTCGAGGGCAGCATGTTCCTTTTAGGGTCCGCCGTGGATGCCGTCAAGGTTAAAATTTTTAATATGAACTCGGGGCCTCTAAGGGACACAGTGGACCGGATGACCGCATGGGTCTCCGCTAACGATGACCTGATCGCGACCAAGGTCAGCCAGTTTTTATCTGATCTGATCGAGAAGCTGCCCACAATCGCACTATGGGCCGAACGCATTGGGAAAGCCTTGCTTGTATTCTTCGCGGTATCGGCTGCGGTTAATGTGGCCACAGTCGCGATGGCGGCGTTCAACTTGGTCATGATGGCGAACCCTTTCGTTCTGGCAGCGATCGCGATCGCGGGCCTCGTAGTGTTTGCGGACGACCTCCTCGTCGCGTTTGGTAAAATGCCTAAAATCTTTCAATTAGCCTTCGCGCCGATTTGGGGCGTGCTTAAAGCGATACAGGGAATTAAAACAGGTCTGAACTTTATTGGGGGCAAACTCGGGGGCGCGCTGTTTGATCTGTTTGGGCCGGACGCGGGAGGCGCGGACGACGCAAGTGCGGGACCCGTGCCTCAAGTAGTTAGCCCGCAAGAGCGTGTTGCACGTAGCGTCGAAGAACAAAGAACAACAAGCACCGCGGAAGTAACACTCCGCACAGAGCCCGGCACTCGCGCAGAAGTAACAGGTGGCAAACTCGGCACAGGTCTTAAATTACAACAAACGGGGGCGTTTTAATGCCATGGAATGAACGGATCAGAGAGGCCGCGTACACTTCGCCGTCAAAGAAGCGGCTAGTATTCGGATACGAAAACGTTGCGATGTCTGTCGACAAGAAAACCGCTGCGTTTGACTTCCCAGACGCTAACGGCACATTTATACAAGACCTCGGGCACACTGGCCGCAAGTACGCCTTGCGCATGTTCTTCTGGGGCAACGATTACGACCAGGAGGCTGACGCCTTCATGGACGCGTTGCTAGAAGCAGGCACGGGCAAACTGGATCACCCGATCTATGGCGTCAAAAACGTTGTGCCTTTTGGCACGATAAAGCGCCGTGACGATTTAAAGACCGCGGCGAACCAAGCAGTCTTTGACGTGACTTTCTGGGAGACCATCGACGTCGTTTACCCAACGGGCCAAACCGATCCCGCCAGCGCGGTGTTAGCCTCCGTGAATGAATACAACGACGCGGCGGCCACTGAGTTCGAAGAGGTCCTCGACATCGACAGTGCCACTGAGCAAGCAACCTTTAAAAATTCATACACCGCATTGTTAGACTCGGCCACCACGGGCCTGCGAGTGATAGCGGACACTCAAGAAAACGTACGAAAACAATTTAATGCGGTCAAAGGCTCGATCAACAACGGCATTGACGTATTAGTACAGGACCCCTTAACGCTCGCATCCCAAACCACGATCATGTTGCAGGCACCCGCGAGGGCCTTGACCAGCATCTCCGCGAGGCTTAGCGCTTACGGCGACTTAGCAACGCTTATAATCACCGGCGACGACGCGGTGCAAGAACCGGGGCTCGGCTCCGACAACTCCAACGCTTTCCACACTAATGACCTCTACGCGTCAACGTACGTCACAGGGTCTATTGTCTCAGTAGTAAATAACCGATTTGAAACGAAGACCGATGCGCTAGCCGCTGCCGACTTAATCTTGCAACAATTCGCAGATGTAGCCGCATGGCGTGACGACAACTTCCAATCACTCAGCGAGGTCGACACGGGCGCAGCATATCAGCAGTTACAAGAGGCGGTCGCGCTAACCGCGGGCTTCTTGGTTGAGATCTCCTTCTCGCTTAAGCAAGAGCGCAGTATTGTGCTAACCCGACCCCGGACGATCATCGACCTAGTCGCGGAACTATACGGGAGCGTCGACGACCAACTAGACTTTTTCATAGACTCCAACAACCTGACGGGTTCGGAGATCTTAGAACTGCCACGCGGCAAAGAGATAGTCTATTATGTGTAAAATTAATACGATGTTAGTTGTGCTGCCCCGCGATAGTAAAGACGTCTTTATTGAAACATCAACGGGGCACAGTAGGTTTTCTGGTGACTTAGGGAAGATTCCCATAATCACGGAGGGCGATGATATAGACGCGGGTAACGTGACCTTTAGGGCGATAGAGGATTACCGCGTTTACGCAGAGGAAAGAGGGTACACCTTTGAGCTTGTATAAAATTATTGCGGGCGACACGTTCGAGCTGGTCGCACGTAAAAAATATGGTGACGAGTCACAGGCGAGCCGCATCGCGTCGGCCAACCCCGGCACGTCCGAGCCCTTAGTGGTGGGCACACAGCTCGTTATACCCGCGCAACCGAGCGCGCCCAAGGACATATTGCAACAAGCGCAAGCGGACGACGAGAACGAGGTCGCGGTGCTAATCGAATGTGAGCGCTTTCGCTTTTGGGAAAATATCAGGACCACCCGTTCGATCGATGCGATGGACACGGTGGAGTTTACTGCGCCGCAGGACCCCGCATTCCGCAAGATCTTTAAGCCCTTCTCTTACAAGTCCTTAGATGTGACCGTAGGAGGCGATCCGCTATTTACGGGCACCATGATCGACATCGTGCCCACATTAGGTAATAAACGCCGCACGCTGGACGTGAGTGGATACTCATTGCCCGGCGTCCTCAACGACTGCACACCCCCCGCGAGCATGGCGGGCCTGTTAGAATTCTTTGATCAAGGACTGGAGGAGATCGCCAAGTCGATGGCCGCACCTTTCGGGCTGGATGTTAAATTCGATGCGGACCCTGGCGCAATTTTTGATCTCGTGGCTGTCGAGATGGACGTTAAAGTGCTTAGGTTTTTAACCAAGCTGGCACAGCAGCGCAACTTAATAGTGACGAGCACGCCCGAAGGGGCGCTCCTCTTTCACCAATCGGTTACCCCCGGGAAACCTGTGGCGACATTGGCACAAGGTGCGAGCCCCGTTGTCGCCGTGGTGCCAGACTTCGACCCGCAAAGGTATCACAGCCATATCACGGGAGTGGACCCGGTACTTGTTGGGCTCGAGGGCGGGCAATTCACCGTCAAGAACGAGCGGCTACCGGGCGTGGTTCGTCCGTTCACCTTCAAAACCCCCGACACCATCGAGAGCAATGTCAAAGCCTCTGTCGACGCCAAAGCGGGCCGCATGTTCGCCAACGTTGCGTCGTACACGATCGAGCTGTCATCATGGCGCGATCCGTCGGGCAACCTATGGACGCCTAACACGACCCTAAAACTAGAAGCCCCCGGCGCGATGATTTACAACCCTTACGAATTCGTGATCCGCTCCGTGGAGCTCAACAAGACAAGCAACTCGGAGACCGCAAGGCTCAACCTAGTGATCCCCGGCTCGTTTAGCGGAAAAATCCCGGAGACCTTGCCATGGGACGAATAGCAAAACTTTTATCCTTCGTCAGGTCCTTGGCGGGAGATGCGAAAGTCTCAGACGTTAAGGTCAACCCAGGTGGCGGCGCCAATGTAACCGCGCAGCACTTCTCGACACCGGGCGACGACTCGCACCCGATGCCCGGCGACTACGTGGCCACAGTGCCGGTGCAACGAACGGGCAGCGAGGTGGCTGTCGGATACCTCGACCCACTCAACGAACCGAAAGCACTATCCGGAGATAAACGCATTTATGCGAGGGACGCGGATGGAGTAGTGATCGTAGAGGTGTGGCTCAAGAACGACGGCACGGCCCTGACGTCTAACGCTAACGGGTCTAGCACATTGTCGCCAGACGGCAGCCAGAAGGGCGTTAACGCTAACGGCTCGTTTGAGTTGCAAGCTAATGGCAATTTTGTGGTTAATGGTGTTACTATTGATACAAGCGGCAATGTAACCATACCGACCAGTTTAACGCTAGGCGGTAAAGAAATAGCAGGCCACGACCATGCGATCGATAGTGGGTCTAGTGCTCCGGGACCAACGGGACCAAATAACTAATGCAGCAAGGCGATGTTTTATTATTCCAGACCAATGACGACGGGGACATCAACGTGACCGGCGGCGTAGTCGAGCTGTCTGGCGGTTTGCAAACTACGGCCTACTTGTCACTCTTTGGCGGCAATGAGGACGACGAGGGCGGCAGCGACGAGGCCCTAACGTGGTGGGCCAACATTGACGAGCTAGAGCCATCAAGGCAGTACCGCAGCGAGACACAGAACGCCCTGCAGGCACTTGTCGCGATACCCGCCAACCTGAGGCGGATAGAAGACGCGGCCAACCGCGACCTAGCGTGGATGATTGAGCAAAAAGTAGCGAGTAACATCTCAGTAGAGGCGACCATGCCAGGCCTTAACAAAATTAAACTAACCATAGATATCGACGGCGACCTAACTATCGAATTTGTGGAAAACTGGAAAGCTAGATCATGAGCCTAACGACCCCAACGACTAAAGAGATAGCCGACAACATAATCGCCCAGCTAGAAGCATCGCTCGGCCAGTCAATCCCAATTCTGCCCAAGTCGTTCTTGCGCGTATTGTCTAAAGTGCTAGCGGGTGTGTTCATTTTACTCTACAAGTACGGCGGGTTTATATTCCTGCAAATGTTTGTGGAGACCGCCAGCTTTGACCTGACCACAATTAACGGCAAGCGTGTCTCCCCCCTTGTTGGGTGGGGCAGACTGATCGGCGTAGGCGACCCGGCAACCGCGACTAGCGCAGAGCTTCTCGCCGATGTGACTGTCGAGAACCAAACGGGCACACTCACCAGTGGCACTCAATTAATTAATTCAGACAACGGCGTTACATACTTAACGATTGGAGCCGTCGCACTTAACGCACCTGTAGTACAAATCACGGTACGTGCAGCGTCCGACCAGTCGGGGGGCAACGGGTCAGGAGTGATCGGCAATTTAGATCCCGGTGCGGTTTTGTCTTTTGCCAACCCTTTGGCCAACGTGGCACGCAATGCAACGGTAACGCTGCAAGTTGTTACAGGGTCCGACGCGGAGAGCACGGAGGCGTACCGCCAGCGAGTTATCGACCGCTTTCAAAAGCGCCCACAGGGCGGCGCGTATGCAGACTATGAGATATGGGGCGAAGAGCCTGCGGGCATTCTGAACGTTTACCCGTACACGAGCGATTGCCCTGGGCAAGTTGACGTATATGTGGAAGCGACACCCGAGTCGAGTGGCAGCCCTGACGGCATCCCAACAAACGCGCAACTGCAAGAAGTCCTCGACAGTATAGAAATGAACCAAGCGGGCAGGGCGACTCGCCGCCCCGCTAACGCGCTGGCGAACACATTCCCGATCACGCGCGTGCTTTTCACTGTGGACGTTCAGGGCCTCGTGGTCGACAATCTCGCGCAAGTGCAAACAGACATCACGACTGCGGTCGATGAATACTTCGCAGAACGCGAGCCGTTTATTGTTGGACTTTCCGTACTGCCTAGGCGCGACCGAGTAACGTCGAGCGGAGTGGGTGGGGTCGTTGACGACATAGTCAGCGCGGCGGGCGGTGTGTTCACTAACGTAATAGTGGCGCAACTAACGATCAACATATCCGTATTCGCTCTCGGTATTGGTGAGAAAGCGAAAGCCGACTCGGTGTCATTCTCATGATCAATATGTTTAAGCACTTATTGCCGAACGCACGGGCGTGGCGGCTAACGACACAGAAACAACTCCGCCAGTTCTTTGAGGGCCTTGCGCCACTTGGCGACGATATAAAACTATTTTTTGATCAAGTCTGGCTCGACATTTTCCCGGACACTACCCGCGAGCTAGAGAAGTGGGAGAAGCAATTCGCACTAGCCCCCGCGACGCTAACCGAGCAAGAGAGGCGCGACCGTGTCCTCGCTGCGTGGCGAGCGCAAGGAGGGCAAGACCCCGTGTACCTTCAAGAAACACTACGCGCGAACAGGTTCGACGTGTACGTGCATGAGTGGTGGGTGCCAGGCACAGAGCCCGCGCCAGGTGTTAAAGCGTGCGTAACGCCGCGCAACCCATTTACTTACTTACGGGCTAACTCAAAAATAACGGGCTTTCAAGTAACCGCAGGCAACCCACTAGCAACGTGTGGCAACCCCGCGGCGACCTGTGGGTCCTCCCTTGAGCCCGTAGGATACCCCCTAGTTAATAAAATATTTAAAACGGTGCCGGAGTATTTCGCAACATGCGGCAACCCTGCGGCAACATGCGGCAACCCTGCGGCAACATGCGGCAACTACAACACGCTTAAGAACACGGTGGTCGGTTACGACTTGCCTGCGGACAGCACAAAATGGCCCTACTTTTTGTACATCGGTGGCGAGACCTTCCCTGCGCTTGCCGAAGTACCAACGAGTAGGAAAGACGAATTTGAGGCTTTGTGCCTAAAAATTTGCCCAGCACAACAATGGCTAGGCATACTAGTTAAATACGATTAGGAGATATACCCATGGCTATTAACCCCGGCACATTGCCTGACTATAACGGACAGGTTAACCCACCTGACGCAGATTACCCTTACAGTTCCGCACGTGACGACGCCGTGCCCGGCGACCTAACGGGCACCCCGCGCGTAGCCGCGGAGCAGAACGACTTAAAAGGCTGGCAACAAAAGCTCCTCACCGCGGCGGCCATCATCCCATCGGGTGACCCAGAGACCGTACTCGCGTCTCAGTATTTCGAAGCTACCAATCAGCTTAAGACCACTCCGGTCACGACGACTGCTGTGATGCAGGCGAACGCGGACGCTAAAGTGGGCATGCGATACAAGACGGACGAGTTCCTCACAGGTAATGGCGGCGGCGGGACGTACACGGTAATAGTAACCGGCACAACCCCGGGGGTTGACCTGCCTAACGCCCGCGACATTCTCGTGGGCACCGCGGACCCGTTAGTAAGTTTCGTTTTGAAGAAGGGCAAGCGCACGGCTTTCGTGGCTCAATGGGGGGCGGTCAGCACGACAGCAGACTCCAGAGCTGCGATACAGGCTGCGACGGACTATATTAGCGCGCAGGGCGGGGGCGACGTTATTATCGACATACTGGCCGCCATTGCGGGGGTCGCAAGCCCTGACGCACTGCTCAATGGTATACTAGTGCCTTTTGTGACGTTCGACAACTCGCAGGCAGTACGAATCCGGGGCGGCATATTAGGGGGCGGTCTCCAAGCCCTCTCGAATGACATGGCTCTCGTTAGAGCTAGTAACCCGGGCACAGTCTGTCGGGATCTAACGCTAAACGCCAATGGCAAGGCAGGCGTGTGGGCGATGGCCTGTGTCCCCGAGGACAGGAACCAGATAATCACACTAGTGTCGCAGTCCTACTGTAAGATGCTAACGTGTAATGTTAACGGCTGTGAGGAGGGCATCGTCGTGGAACCTGGCCCAACTGTTGCAGCTTCTCAGAGTGGCGCATTCTACCCTATCGTCGATAACTGCGACTTTAATCAAAACACGCGAAGCATGTGGTTTAAAGAATCAATAACCGATGCTAGCAATAGACCAACGCGCGGTAACCTCACTGGTACTCGTATGGAACGCGGTAACGTCGGCATAGATTTGGAGTATGCCACAGAGTTCACAATGCGCGGAAACAACTTCCAGTTTATGACCTTTGCCGGGCCACTAGCTACCGCTTCTGCTATTCATCTTGGGCCTAAGTCAGAAAATAATTATCTGTACGGTGGTAATGCTGAAGTATGTGATGCTGATATAAATAACGAGTCTACGTTACCAAACGCGTTAATGATACACGGCTTTGCGTTAACGGGTACTAATATTAATATAGGTGTGTTACCCGTTGTTCAGCCTCACCTTGTTAGGGTTACTGACAGAACTAGCGCGACAGAAAAGCTATCATATCAAGCAAGGAATAGTACGTTTGCTGAGTTAAGTTTTGATTACAACGCCACGGGTGCGAAAGACGCTAATATTGAAACAAATGGCGTTCGAAGAATGTCTTGGTTCAATGGCACGACTACACATTATGGCTCTGGTGGTGACATAACATTCGCAGCCACAGGGGCGGCAATAAGTAGTTCAGCCACGAGCTTAACATTTAACAGTGATGGGTTTATGCGATTACGTGCCGCTAGTGATGCTGTATATATTGGAGTTGCCGCTGATGATTATCGTTTTTCTTCGGCAAACGTGAGGCCAACAAGCGATAACACCAAGGGGTTGGGCGAGGCGTCATTACGATTTACCGAGGTTTTCGCCGCAGTTGGTTCGATCAATACCTCGGACGCCACACATAAAACTGATATTAGGTTGATGGTACCCAACGAATTGAATGCAGCTAAACAACTAAGTAAAGAAGTCGGTATATATCAGTTCTTAGCCTCAGTCGAAGCCAAAGGCGATGCTGCGCGACAACATGTTGGCATGACCGTCCAAAGAGCTATTGAAATAATGGAAGGGCATGGGTTAGCGCCGTTTTCATACGGTTTTATTTGTTTCGACGAGTGGGACGCCATAGCGCCTAAAGAAGCCGTCTATATGGAGGTGGGGAAAGTAATCCACCCCGCCGTAGTTGAGCCTGAGGTTTTACGCTTTGAAACCGGGGAAGTTATAGTCCCGGAAAAAATAGTAAGAGAGGCAGTGCTGGCTGATGGCACGGAGCTGCTAGAAGCTGCGGTTGAGGGGCGTGAGGCTGGCAGCCTTTACAGTTTTAGGCCTGACCAGTTAAACGCTTTTATGATCCGCGGCCTAGAACAACGATTAGCGGAGGCGGGCATCTAAAATGAAAACTAAGATAATTGGCAACATACTGGCCGCAGAGGGCGGTTACAGTAACGACCCTAGCGACTCGGGCGGCGAGACTAACTTCGGCATAACTGTCGCGGTTGCCCGCCAGTTTGGCTACTCCGGCAGCATGCGCGACTTGACTCGCGTCAATGCGTTCGACATTTACTCGGCACGATATTGGGACAAAGTGAAAGCGGACGACCTGCTCGCGCTCAGCCCGGCGGTTTGTGAGGAAGTCGTCGACACAGGTGTGAACATGGGCACCGGTCGTGCTAGCAAACTTTTGCAACGTTGCCTTAACGTATTTAACAAAGGCGGCACTCTGTACGGGGATCTTGCGGTCGACGGCGGCATAGGCCCCGCAACAATTCGAGCTCTGCGCGCGTACCTCGACACACGCGACGAGGAGACGCTCGTCAAGGCGCTCAACTGCATGCAGGGCGCTAAGTATATCGAACTGGCCGAACGTCGCGAGAAAGACGAACGGTTTGTATATGGGTGGCTTAAAAATAGGGTGAGACTATGAACTGGTTAAATAAATTAAAAGAGTACGCGCCGGACTTAGCGATGGCGGTGTTGTCAGGCGGTGCGACTTTGCCGCAGTTAGCACTCAAGGCAGTGGCAGACGCTACAGGCCAGCCGGTGGCGGACGAGACGCAAATGGCCGAAGCAATCGAAGCGGCGAGCCCCGAGGTCATGCTCAAGGTTAAACAGGCTAATAACTCGTTTAAGATCCGAATGCGTGAGCTCTCCAACGAGTTAACTGCCACGGAGATCGGCGACGTGCAGCACGCCCGAACCACGCACCAACATTCTAAGATGCCCGCGTTTATTTGCATCTCCTTGACTGTTGCGGTGATCTCCTTCGCGGCGGCGTTGATGTTTGTCACAATACCAACGGGTAACGTGCGGCTCATCGACACACTATTCGGGTCGGTGTTGACCGCATGGCTTGGGTCGCTGGCGTTCTTTAATGGCACCACTCGCAGCTCCGCTCAGAAAACGGGCATGCTTACGGGGGGTCGCCCATGAGTAACGAGATGTTAATCGCAATTGTGGCAGTAACCGTGGCGGTGGGGGCGATCATCGCTTCCTTTGTCGTCGCGAACAAGCAGACCTCCGAGGCAAGGCACCGGAGCAGTGAGCGCGCGATGTGGGATCGGCTGGACGAGCTCCGCAAAATGATGGAAGACGCGGACACCGTCCTTCGCACGGAGTACATGACCCAGTCACAGATACGGGAGTTCTTCGAACTGTCCACGGGCGTGTGGGTGCAGAAGATCGAGCACATAGACTCGCAACTGTTAGAAATTAAAGGACTGCTTAAACAAGTTTTGACAAAAAACTAGGGCCCGTATTTACGAACGCGCGACCCCTAGCCCCCCGACGAGGGAGGCGCCGCGCCCCTTTCCTCCGTCACATCATCAGGCATACACAACTTTAGGTACTGTTTCTTATAATCTGGCCACCCGTTCTCGCCGCTGCTCTGACTATGGAGGTCGACCATATTGCAATAGTCCTCGAAGATTTTCTCCTCGTCCTCCGCGAGACTACCAAGGAATCGCACCTCCACCCCCATGATGATGAGAAGGGCCACGGCGATCGCGAGTATCCCCCTCCCGTGTTCGGTTAAGTGCCGCATGGTGCCTCCGCGGGTCCGATGTGGATGGCCATAAACCGCCGATCGTGCTGGTCTAGTTTAAGCATGTCCTCGCCGTCCGAGACAAAAATGAAGTTAGGGGGTGGCACCTCGCGGTCAGCCATGCCCTCCTCCTTAACGACTATGGTGCGTTCCACCGCTAGTGCCCTCGCCCGGGCTTTGTCACACTCCCGACGTGGGCGGAACCCCTCAACGATCACGGTGTCAGTGAGAGCCCAGCCCACGTTACGCGCCGGGACCCTAAAGTCCAGCATGGTTATGCGTGCGAGGCTCGCCCCCAAGCTCCGCGCGAGAGCCTCGGCGAGAGAGGACTTGCCGGACCCCTCCGCCCCTGTGATTATAATTACTTTACCTTGATCAAAAAAGTGTTGCATGTCGTTCTCCTAATTGGTGAGCCTTAACGATAGACGTTAATTTACCGAGTGTCAACAGTGCCGATGGTGTTTTTGTGCCACTCGACCGCGTCAGGGTTGTCGGGATTGTTCGCACCCCCCACGTACTCGTCGAGCGGTGCGTCCCCTGCGATAAAGTACTCGTGCATGAGCTTCGGGTATTGCTCAATGTTAAATCGCGCCAACAACACATCGTAGGCCACGATCGCGAGGCGCATCTCCTCGGTGGTTACGGGCTCGTTGCGGCGCACCGCTGTCGTTATCTCGTCAAGTGTTCTCATGTGATGCGCTCACCTTTTAGGGCGGCAAGTCCTTTTTCCATGGACCAATCCGGGGCGCGTTTATGTACCCATCTAGTGTTTCCGTGAGCTCCACAAATTGAGTCACTCCCGCACTTTATCGCGCCGCACATAGCGTTCAGGGAGACACACCCGTTCACTGCGCATTTATATTTTATTTTAGCCATTTAGTTTAGTCCTTCTTGTATCGCATTCCGCGCCATCCGCCTTTTGCTTTAACCGGCCAATGCGCGCACCAATCGGGCATCGTTGACATAATGCTTTCAAAATGTTCAACACTGCCCGTGCCTTGTTTAACTTCGCTTATTATTTCATCGTGTACGTGTATGACCACACTGTAACCCGCTTTCTCAAGCTGAACGATGCCGTTCGCTTGGATGTCCCGCGCAACCGCCTGAATGATGTTCTCTGTCATCCTGCCGCCGTACGTGTCGCGACGGACCCACTTTTTACTTTTGGGACAAACGCCCATGAAGGTCAATTGTTTGATCGCGATGCCGAGCGGGTCGGTCGTGTCGTACAGCTCCGGCTCGTGGTAGGTCATGCTCCGGCCCGAAGGCAGTCGGACAAATAGGATGTTGTCTTTGACGCCGAACTGCAACTCACGGAACTGATAGACCGTGCCGGGGTTAAGCACCGCGGCGATCGCACAGCCCTCGACGCCATAAAGCTCGGGTTTAGTTTGACGGTAGCCGGTGCGACGGTATTGGCCGCCCCAGAACTCCACGATCTCCGGGGAGTCCTCCCGCCACTTTAAGATCGCCTTTTTCATCTCGTCGTTGTTCATGAACTTGTCGGCGCCAAAATTACACCACGCGCCAATCCAGCCATGGTACCCTGAGGCCAATTCTGCCACCTTGCCGATCGTCTTGCGGAGATGGTGATGCACCCCCTCGACGATGGCGTCCCACCACTCTGGCGAGGTTGTGTCCAGATATCCCGCGCTTGCCATTATCTCCTCGAAGGGTATCCCCGAGATCTTGGCCGCACTCATCTCGTAGATCTTGCCGTGCGTGTTGAACACATCAATGCGCCACTGACAGCCGGACATGAATGCCAGCACGACCGCCTCGATTGCGGAGAAGTCAGAGCAGATCAGGTCGTTGCATGGGGCGCACGTTAAAAGCCCCCGGATACACGCGGAGATCGCGGTCAAGGGATCGCCCCAATGTTCTTGGAATGTGTCGAGGTCGCCTTGTTTGGCGACGCGGATCACCTCGTTGACCGCTTCGTCGTCCCATGGGTGCGGGTCTTGCCCTTGAATTAGGTCGCCGCAATAGACGCACTGTCCGGCAATGGCGAGTTTGATGTGGCCACAGCATCGACACTTGGCGACCTTAAGGCTCTTAGCGGGGAGGTTCTGCGGCTGTATGTCACGACCAGCCCATCGCGAGGTCTTTTGTGCCCCACAATACGAAAAGACATCGTGCATCCGTCCGTCCGGGCCGGTCTTCAATCGCATAGTAAACAATTTTTTAACGGCGGCGGAGCTCAAGAGTTGGCGGATCTCAAGGACGCGGCGAACGTTGGGGGCGAGGTCTTCCCGCTCGAGCTCCGCGTCGACCGCGTCTTCGTCAAGACATGAGAGGCCTGCGCCTCTCTCATTGCACCACAGGCGCATGTCCTTGGCTTTGCTTTCGGCCATGACCACGTTGTCGGTTATCTGTTGCAACTCCGTCCGGTATCTAACTTGGGCTTGCTCCACGAGCTCGATGAACGCGTCGACCGCTTCGAGGTCGATCTGTATGCCCCGGACGTTGATCGCTTGGTCACATAGCCACACTTGCTCCTCGTGGGTGCTTAAGTCCGGGCAAAGTGCCGCGATGGACGCCTCGGAGACGATGTCCTGCACGTTATACCCGCAAAACTTCGGGCCGTCGACGGGTTCGTCTTGCACAAAAATGCGCATGCGGTTAGGTTTTGACTTGAGTGGGTTCTGCGGCTTTGAGAACTTATTGATCAGCCGCATGCCGTCCTTGTCTTTTTGTTCATCGGAGTCGAGCGCAGTGCCTGCGTATTCAAGTTTAGCAGGAAGGCCGAACGCCATCGCCTTCGCCATGTCGTCTCGCAACTGCCAGAAGGGGAGCTCTGGCCAGCCCATGCGGCAAGTGCAAACATATTTCCAGGTCCAATACTCAAAGGACGAGTTCCAAGCGGCGACGAGCCCGCCCCGTTCGATGTAAGCAAACAGGTCCAGAGGTGGCGGCATTCCCGGAAGCCAAAGGCGCGAGCCCATGCCGTCCTTGAGGTCGTACGCCATCATGAGGACCTCGGTCGTCGGGTGCGCTGCATAATTTACCGCACCTACAGCGGAGAGCCCCGAGGAGCAGCCCTTCGGCGCCCCTGGGATAATGCGCCACTGTCCGAGGCCGTTCTTTGCGGCTGCGTCGAAGTAGTACCCCGCCTCGCTATAGACCTCGAAGTCAAGGTCCGCCAGCACGGTGGAGTGTGTCAGCCCAACGTTTTGGATCTTCGTGAGGAGGGGGAGCTTGTGTGCGGGGGTCGAAGTTAGGCGCCCCATGTCCTCGAGCAAGTTTGCACGTTCGGAGTGGTCGTCCCAAAAAATCCCGCGTACGGGAGGCAGGTCCTCCGCGGGGGTTTGGTGCAACCCTTCGAGTGCCTGGGGGGAAGACATTACATACACAGGTTTCCCAAGGGAGCGCATCGTTTGGATCATGTGCTGCGATCCTTTACTGACCCCATCCCACAGCACGATCGCGGCGTCCGCAATGCTTGCCATGTGTGCGTTACGTTCAAAGCCCGCATTTATGCCGCGAGACCAGTCCGCGGGGAACACTTCAAGGGGGGCGAAGACCTCCTCTGCGAAGCGCTCCCCTAGTTTGTCAGCTCCCCGTGCACCCCCGGAGATCACGGTCGTGACTTGCCACCCACACTCGCATACCGCACGATAAAGCATTTTCTCATCCGAGATCGTGCGACTGCCCGCGATGATCGTTCTCATGACTTAAACCGAGTAGCTGCGGCTTTCGCTTCGCCGCGATCCCAGACGTGGCCAATGACGCGGAACGTCGCTTTGACTTTTTGCCAGCGAGTCAACGTCGATAATAAAATATACTTTGCACCGGTCACCTTGGCAGGTCCCGCGCTCTTGTTGCGCGTCGAGACTAGCTCCTCGTTGTGGGTGAGGATGAGGTCCCCCGCGAGGTCGAGGTGCTGCTTGCCTTTAATATTAAAAAAGTGCATTAAGTTCTCCCGTTCACTGCGTCGGCGATGTCACGCAGGAATTTTTGCCCATCTTTATTGAGCGTGTCACTTTGGATAACCCAAGCCAGTTGGATCTCGGTGGCTGCGGGCCCTTGGGCGTAGCAGGGGATCGCGTTAAAAAATTCCGCTTGCTGGTTTTCGCCCATCGCCCAGAAGACCTCGGCGAGGCGTTTGGGGGTGAGTTCGACTTGAACTTCTATGTTTTCCGTAATGACCACACCCCCGTCACTTGATTCAATGTCGCTCATGGGTTTAACTCTCCTATGTTTGGCGCGTGCATGCCGGGCAGACGTGTGTCCATGACATGCGGTTTCTTTTTGCCGGTTGGCTTTCGGTTCTTGATCTCGAATAGCTTCTCAAACGTTTCGAATGCGTCCGAGACTCGTGCGAGCGTTCTGTTAAAATTTGACAATTTGCACCCGTTAAGGAGCGACGCGGTCGTGGGCGTACTGCCGCGACAAAGGTGGTCATATAGCGCCGCCTTTTGGTCCTCGTTCTCTACGCGAACAAGGGAGAGGATCAGGTCGACGACTTCCTCGCTTTCCTTTCCGGGGACAAAGTATTTCATAAATGCCCTAGCCCGCCCCGTGAAGGGCGAGCGGTTAGTGGTTAGCCTTGACCGTTATTTAAAAAGCTTTGGTCGGCTTGTTGGTGGCCTTGAGGGTTGTTCTGTTGGCCGCCGTTGTTCTGTTGGCCGCCGTTGTTCTGTTGGCCGCCGTTGTTCTGTTGGCCGCCGTTGTTCTGTTGGCCGCCGTTGTTCTGTTGGCCGCCGTTGTT